CCGACTTCAATGTTGGGATGATGGTCGGCGCATCTGGATCGGGCAAGTCGACGCTGGCTGAATCGATCTACGGGGCCGAGGCACTGGAACGTGTTCTGCAACTGGACAAACCCATCATCGAGCAATTCCCTGAAGCCTACACCTACGATGACTGCGCCCGCATGCTGTGTGGTGTGGGATTGTCGGCTGTACCTTGCTGGATACGCCCCGCAGGTACGTTATCGAACGGGCAACGGGAACGCGCTGAGATCGCTTTGCAAATGTCGCTGGAAAAGGATCAGGTCGTTATTGACGAATGGACGTCCGTTGTTGATCGCACCGTGGGCAAGGTCATGTCTGAATGCATCCAGAAGTGGGCGCGCAAAACGGGCAAACGGGTGATCCTGATTTCCTGTCACTACGATGTTTTGGATTGGTTGCAGCCTGATTGGGTGATCGATTGCAACAAACAGGAATACCTTGATCGCCGCGGCTCAAAAAAAAACGAAGGGAGAAACTGGAATTCAGCATCCGGGAAATCAGTCGTGAGTCATGGAAATACTTTAGCAAATATCACTATCTGAGCAGCAACCTCCCCGGCGGTCACATCGTCCTGTTTGGATTGTTCTGCGGTGACGATCAAATCGGGTTTGAGTGTTTCGCGAATTACGTCCCGTTCAGGAAGGAAGATCAGCTATTCGGCAAACGGATGAAGGTTCACAGCAATCGCGCTGTGATCCATCCTGACTATGTTGGGTTGGGACTCGGCCTCAAAATGGTCGATGCGTGTAGCGAGATAATGCACAACCGAAACTACGAGGTGTACGCGAAATTCAGTGCCGTACCGCTGTACAAAGCGAGGCTGAAGTCGAACGCATGGGAGTATTTAGGTACAGTGAGGCATCACAAAATTGTGCGGGGTGGAAACATGAACCGCGAAAGTGGATTCCGTATGGACGTTTCCGCGCACAACTTCAAATACATCCCGGAGGAATATCGTGTCGAAAACAGGAAGGAAGGCGAAGCCGACTGCGCTTAAACTTGTTCAGGGAAACCCCGGCAACAGGCCGATCAATAAAAAAGAACCGGAACCCCTTCGCATATACAACCCGGAACCCCCGGAGTCGTTCAACGAATTGCAGTCAGCGAAATGGGTGGAGCTCGCCCGCAAACTTGGTGATTGCAGGGTGTTGACTGAACTCGACCTCGATGCGCTGGAAATCTACTGTCGCGAATGGGTCAACATGCATGAAGCGATTAACGACATCAACGAACGCGGGAAACTGATGGTGACGCGAGGCGGCGGGGTAATGTGGAATCCCAATTGGTCGCAATACAAACACTCGCAGTCTGTCTGTCGATCCATCATGTCTGAATTCGGAATGACCCCATCCACGCGCACAAGTGTCGTTGCTGTGGGCGATCCCGAAGGCAAAAACGAATGGTCCGAGTTTTAACTCACGCAGAAAAGGCCGCTCAGTACGCCGATGACGTTCTTTCCGGTGCGGTACCCGCCGGGATACTCATAAAACAGGCGGCTGAGCGATTCATACGGGACCTAAACCGCCAGAACACTCGTCACTTCCCGTACATCTTCGACGCAGAATCAGGTAATCGCGCCTGTAAATTCATCGAGAAGATGCCCCACATCAAAGGTGAATGGGCAAAGAAGGGATTACGGATCACGCTTGAGTCATGGCAATGCTTTGCTGTGGTGAACATCTTTGCGTGGTTGTGCGCGAAAACCGTGTATGACGAGGATGGGAACGTCCTCATGCACGAAAACACGCGCAGGTTCAGAACCGTGTACCTTGAGGTCGCCCGCAAGAACGCGAAGTCCACTTTGTTATCCGCGATTGGGTTGTACATGTTGGTCGCAGACGGGGAAGAAGGGGCAGAGATTTACTCCGCAGCGACGACCCACAAACAAGCAAAGATCGTTTGGCAAGACGCAAAGATGATGGTGGAGAAATCCCCCGGACTGAGGAAGCACAAGCATGTGGATACGAACGCGAAAGGCATCGCGATCATCGAGCGATCCTGCAAATTCGAACCGCTTCACTCAAAAGGTGAAACGTTGGATGGACTCAATGTTCATTGCGCAATCAACGATGAATTACACGCGCATCCGAAACGGGACCTTTACGATGTGCTGGAAACCGCCACCGGATCGCGAACGCAACCGCTGATTCTGAATATCACCACGGCTGGCGTGAACAAGTCGGGCATCTGTTATGAACTGCGAACCTACGTGGTGAAACTGATGCAGAAGGTATTCGAGGACGAAACGTTTTTCGGGATGATCTACACCCTCGACAAAGACGATGACCCGATGGATCGGAACAACTGGCACAAGGCAAACCCCAATTACGGGGTATCTGTGTATCCCTTCGACATGGTGCGGCTGGCAAAGAAGGCGATGGAATCCCCGTCATCGATGAACAACTTCCTGACCAAACGCCTGAACGTCTGGTGCAACGCTGAATCTGCATGGATGAACATGGTGGAATGGGATGGATGCGCAGATCCAACTTTGAAGGAAGAAGATTTCCTCGGTGACATGTGCTGGATCGGCGTTGACCTCGCATCCAAGATCGACGTAAATGCGGTCGTTCGTCTGTACAAACGGGTGATCGATGACCAAACCCACGTATTCTGTTTTCCGAGTTTCTATCTGCCCGAAAAGGCGGTGGAGGACAGCAACAATTCGCAGTTCGATGGGTGGCGAAGGCGCGGATTACTGACGGTGACGCCCGGCAATATCATCGATATGGACAAGATCGAGGATGACGTAATCGAGATGCGGGACAATCGCGATCTTCAGGAAGTGTGTTTTGATCCGGGGCATAACGCGACCCAATGGGCAACGCATTGCGAGGACGAAGGGTTGGATATGATCGAGATACGCCCGTCCGTTTTGAACTTCAGCGAACCCTTGAAATGGTGGGAGGCGTTGGTAAAAGATGGGCGATTCCACCATGATGGGAACGAATGTATGACTTGGATGGTGTCGAATGTTGTCGTGAAGTACGACGCGAAAGATAATATCTACCCCCGAAAGGAACGAGTTGAAAACAAAATCGACGGTCCAGTAGCGGTTTGCACCGCGCTGAATCGCTTACTGGCAGACGAAAATGAACATGTTGACCCAACGGTGATGGTGATATGACACGCGATGCGATAGGCGTTCTTGGCTTTGGATTGATGGTGGCAGGCTTTTATGGTCGCTACGGATGGGAAGTCGCGTGTATAATCGGCGGCGGAACCTTACTGGCGTTTACGGTCATGGGAGCATTGCGGAAATGATTTTTGATCGACTGTTTGAAAGACGCGCCTCTCTGGAAAACCCGTCCACTTCCCTTTCCGACCCTGACCTGTGGTTGCACCACGCCTTCGGCGCTCAAACGAGTTCAGCAAACATCACTGTCACTGAAGGGAACGCGACACAGATAACCGCGTTTTGGTCTGCTATCAATACGATTGCCGACACGTTGGGCGAACTGCCCGTCAAACTTGTTCGTGAACGCCGGGACGGATCATTCGTCACAGTGCGCAAACACCCCACCCTGTCGATGCTACGCCTCGCCCCCAATCCGATTATGAACTCGTTGGTTTTCAAATCGACCATGCAATCGCATGTACTAACGTGGGGAAACGGGTACGCATGGATCAAGCGGGACCGCACCGGAACACCCACTGAACTGTGGCCGCTGCTGCCAGCGCTTACGACCCCGAAAGTCGAAGGCGGCAGGTTGTATTTCGATACGACATTGGACATCGGGCAAACCCGCCTATCGGCAGACGATGTACTGCATGTCCCGGCCCTGTCTCGAAACGGTGTCGAGGGAATGTCGATCATCAAGGAACAACGCGAATCACTGGCACAGAACATCGCCGTGAATAAATTCGGGTCCAAATTCTTTGCCAACGGTGCGAAACCCGGTGGCCTTGTCTCGTACCCCGGAAAGGTGCGCGACACTGAAAAGATCAAACAAGCGATTGAACGTGCGGCCGGTGGAGAAAACCAACACGGTGTTTTGGTGTTGTCGGACGATGCGAAGTACACCCCGTTCGGAATACCCCCTGACGATGCGCAATTCCTCGGAACAAAGGAATTCGGTGTCGATGAGATTGCCCGTATGTTCCGGTTGCCTTCCCACTTCCTGAACAAGATGGGACAGGCGACGTTCAACAATCTTGAATCGATGGGTACGCATTTTGCTCAATACACGATGATGCCGTGGATCATTCGGTGGGAGCAGGAACAGACTCGCAAATTACTGACCGCTGACGAAATCGCCAAAGGGATGCGGTATCGAATCAACGTCGCTGCCCTGATCCGTGGTGACATTAAAACGCGCAGCGAAGTCTATGCGAAGGCAATCCAGTTCGGTTGGATGACGCGCAACGAAGTCCGATCGCTCGAAGATATGAACGCCCTTGAAGGGTTGGACGATCCGTTGATGCCGGGGAATCTGTTGATCGTAGGTGAGGAACCACCGGAACCGCCGACACCGGAACCGACACCCGAACCAATGCCGGGTGACGAGGACGAAAACGAAGAAGAACCCGCTGAAGATGAAGATGCCAGGGGCTTCGTGGTGCTGACCGCACTGTGCCAGCGACTTGCGAACAAGGAAGCAAATGCGCTGCGGAGAATTGCTGCAAAACAATATGACGCGGAGCAATTGACGGATGAAATCGCCGCCTTTTACCGCGGGCATGAAGCGTTGTTGATCCAGAATTTGGCTTTGGACAAGGAAACTGCGCGAGAATACTGTCACACACACGCACTGGAATTTGTCGAATCAGAAAACCAAGACGAGGTTATACTCCGGTGGACAACTCAGGACGTAACCAATCTTGTGAATGAACTCAGTGAGGGTTTGCTATGAAACCGAACAATTATGAAGAACGCGCGTTGCCCGGCATCGTTGAAGTAAGGGCGAAGGAAGGCGGCGGTGCGGTGATCCGAGGGATTGCTGCGATATACGACAAGCTGAGTGACAACCTCGGTGGGTTCCGGGAAATCATTGCGCCGGGTGCGTTTGAGGAAACGGACATGTCTGACGTGAGGGGTTTATTCAATCACGACAGTAACTACGTCCTTGGGCGAACCAAGTCCGACACGTTGACCCTGAAACGGGTGCGCGAGGGATTGGAATACGAGATCGACGTACCCGACACACAAACGATCCGCGATCTGGTGCTGGAACCGATCAAGCGAGGCGACATCTCGCAATCGAGTTTCGGGTTCATTATCGGGCGCGGCAACGATACATGGGACGAAAACGAGGACGGTGTGTTGATTCGCACCATCCACAAGATCAGGGAATTATTTGACGTTTCCCCGGTGACGTTCCCTGCCTACCCTGATACAACCGTGGGTGCGCGGTCGATGGGATCGTTTGTCGAGGAACGCGAACGACTTGCTGCTGAAGGAAGGGCGGCAATCGAAGAACGAAATAACATGGGCGGCATCCTTGATCGATTGGATGTCAGGACGAAATTACCTCGGGGTAGATGACGGTCTATCAGCAAGGTTCCGAGACGCCGTTGCGGTCAGCCTTGCACACTTCGGATTAACGCATTGATGGAGATTTCAAAATGCTTAAGCAACTGAAAGAAAAACTCTCAAAGATTGCCCTCGATATGCGGGCGCTCTACGAGAAAACCGAAGCGGAAGACCGTGGGTTTACCGCTGAGGAACGAACCACGTGGGACGGCATGCTTGCCGACTACGAGGCAACTGAGGAACGCATCGCTGCTGCTGAACGGGCAGAAACGCTGCGTGAAATTCCTGCTGGCACTCCGGTTCTCGACGAGCCGGGTTCCGAGGAACGTACTACGCCGCTGACACCTCGCGAACAGCGAAACAGCGAAGAGTACAATTCGGCGTACAACACGTTCCTGAGAAATGGATCAGGCGCGCTGGATCAAGCCGAGCGGAACATTTTGACCGCGAATCAAAGCGAGATGGAAGTTCGCGCACAGGGTGTTGCGACAGATGGTGCGGGTGGTTACACCGTTCCCGAAGGTTTTGCGGGTGCAATCACCGAACGCATGGTCGCTTTTTCTGGCCTGTACGGTGCTGCGCAAGGCGCTGGTGGCCCAACAATGCTGCGTACTGCAAGCGGCAACCTGATCCCGTTCCCGACGAACGACGATACAGGTAACGTGGGTGAACTCCTTGCGGAGAACACCGCAGCGGCAGAGCAGGACACCGTGTTCGGGGTACGCAACCTGAGTTCGTACATGTTCAGCTCCAAGCTGATTCGGGTATCGCTCCAACTGCTGCAGGATGAGGAAGTCAATTTGCAAGGCTACCTCGCGAACATCCTCGGCAAACGTTTGGGTCGCGCTGCTGCACCCTACTTCGCAAACGGTACGGGTACTGCACAGCCAACTGGCCTTGCCACCGCTGCTACGGACAATGGGTTGAACAAATCTGCTGCGGCAGGTTATTCACACGCGCTGTTGCTGGATTTCGAGCATTCGCTTGATCCTGCATATCGTGGTGCGGCTGAATGGGTATTCAACGACGCAACGCTGAAGGCACTGAAGGGACTTCTGGATTCACAGAATCGTCCGTTGTGGCTTCCGCAGAATGTCGGTTCAATCGCTGATAACGCGGCTCGTCCGAGTCTCATGGGTTACGGATACATCATCGATCAGAGTTTCGATTCTCTGGTGACTGGTGGTAACTACATGTGCTTCGGTGATCTGTCTGAATTCCACATTCGGGAGATTCTTGGTATCAACTTGTTCCGCTTCAACGAGCGTTACATGGATGCCTTGCAGATCGGCTGGCTTGGGTACGCGCGTTGGGATTCAAACCTCATCGACGTAAACGCAGTAGTCACTGACGTTGCGGTAGCGTAATGAAAACGGGGTCGGCCTTCGGGTCGGCCCCACTTTGGAGAACAAAATGTCTGGAATGGTGAAGGTAAAATTCCTCAAGTCATACAGCGCCTCGCGAGGTCCCGCTATCTACGGAGCGAAGGGCGAGGAAAAACAAATCCGCATGGGTGAGAACCTGCAAGCATTGATCGAAAGCGGCGTTTGCGAATTGTGCAAAGGCACAGCCGCATCGACACGCAAAAAGGCAACGAAGAAGTCTGCTGAGAAAAGCTAATGTCTATCACCGCCCTCCGAATAATCACCAAACCCACTGAACGTGTATTGACGCTTGCAGAAGCGAAGTCGCATTTGCGCGTTACCCACAGTGCGGAGGATGCCCACATCCTTTCGTTGGTGTTGGCTGCATCGGATTGGGCCGGGACATACATGCGAAGGCATTTGGTGACTACGATTGTCGATCTGGCATTTGATTGCTTCCCCGACAGTGGCCGGAATTACTACATCGGTTACGGGGCGCAATCGGTTCACTTCGATCATGTCACTGTTGCCAATCGAGTGATGAACAAAACCAGTCGGGATCGAGGCATTTTCCTGCCGGGTGGTAACGTCACCGCAGTAGAGTCAATCTCGTACATCGATGAAGCGGGTGTCCCGCAAACCCTGAGTGGCCCAACGTCCACGGTTCCGGGTACGGATTATCAAGAAGATTTGACCGATGACGAGTGGCCTATGATCCTTCCACCGATCGATCTGGGCTGGCCTTCAACACAAGGCGGCGGGGTGAATGTTGTCGCTGTTCGCTACACGGCTGGATGGGCAAAGGCTGACATTCCAGAATCAATTCGACACGCGGTGCGATTCAAACTGGCTGACCTGTACACAGTACGCGCCCCGTCAAACCAAAAGACTGCGGGCGTTCGGGCGGCTGAAGATTTGCTCGATCCGTTCGTGGTCACACTGATGTAATGCTGATTCCACTCGGTGAAATGCGGGAAGTGGCTGTACTGCTAACGCCCGTTATGGGGGTGGATGAATTCGGCGGTGAGGAAATCACCTACGTTGAATCGCATCAATTCTTTATCGCCCTGCGATCCGTAACCGCGACTGAAGCGGTTCAATTCGGACAAGTGAATTCGTCTGTAAACTACATCGCGTTCGGGCACTGGACTGACCTTGCCGGGGTTGTCAGCAATCAGCGTTTGAAGATTGTTGAGACAGGTATCGAATACGATATTACTGGCCCGCCCATAAACTCACCCGACCGTGATTGGTCGAAACTGCAATTGGTGGCCCGCGAAAATGGCTAAGGATTTCGTCAAGGTTGAAGGTTTGGAGAACGTCGAAAAGATGTTGATCGAACTCGGCCCGGCGTTGGGGTTTAAGGCATTGCGTGGGGGCATGATGAAAGCGTCCCGCCCGATGTTGATTGCAGCAAAGGCAAATGCGGCCGCTACGGGTATTCGGGGAAGGGATTCCGATGCTATGGCTGCGGCAATGTCTCGCGGTACAAAGAAGATTACCCCGAACAGGACAACACTGTGGATCGGCCCGAAAAACAAACACAAGAAGGCGCTGGCGATCTACAACGCGCATCACGGCACTGATTTGAAACGCCTGAATTATTTCCACTTGGTGGAATGGGGTTCTGAACATGGGCCAGCGCAACCGTTTATGAGGCCGGCTTTCGCCGCAACTGCGAAACTGGTTGTGTCGAATTTGGGCAAGGAAATAAAAGTCGCGATTGACAAGATCAAGGTGAAACATGCTTCAGCGTGACCTGTACCAGTGGATGACAACCGACCCCATCGTGTCGGCGTTGTTCCCCGGCGGGATTCACCACATGTCCCTGCCGCAGTCAGTAACCACGTGGCCCGCAATGTATTATTCGCTCGTCACCAAAAACGAAGTGGGCGAAGATATGGAATCGCCTTACGACGCGAAATTGGATCTGGAAATGTTTCAATTCGACGTAATTGCTGATTCGAGCAAGGAAACGATTGACGCGGCAAATACCTTTTTGGGCATTTTGCGAAATTATAGAGGTACAATGCTGGCATCGAGGATTCAGTGGGTATCGTTATCCAGCATGACGCATCTGGAAGAACGCAGGGGCGACAAAGTGAGGCGACGTGTCTCGATGGATTTTTCAATAACTGTAGATGTAATGGAGTAGAAACATGGCAAAGGTACTCAGTAAAAGCGTTTTGTATATCGGTCAAGGTGTAGCCCCGACTACGCTTCCGGGTGTGGATACCTTTGACACGATTGGAAATCTGACCGCGTTATCGGGTCCGGAATTTTCCAAAGACGAAATCGAACATACGGATATGAATTCCACAGCAAAGGAATTCTTCGGTGATTTGCCGAATCCGGGTTCGATCAACTTCACAGCGAACAGGAACTTTGGTGATGCGGGTCAGACCGCAGCGCGCGGCGACGTATTGCAACAGGTACAGCGAAACATCCGTGTGGAACGCCTCGATCCTGCCGACGATGCTGTTCTGGAAACGGTCGACTTTGTTGGTGAGGTCATGGAATGGACAGAGGATGCTTCGCAAGCGGCAGTCTTCACCATTACTGGCCGGATCAAGATCAGTGGCGCTGTAACAATCGTTTAAGGGGTAAGCAATGGCTGATTTAACAATCACCGCTGCAAACGTTGATCGAGTCACTGGATCACAGCGAACTCAGGAAGCGGGCGTAGCGATCACGGCTGGTGATGCCGTGTATCAAGGTGCCGATGGTTTGGTCGCACTGGCCGAAAAGGATTTGACTGTAACCGAATCACTGGCGCAGGGGATCGCGTTATCAGATGCAGCTATTGGGCAACCTGTCACGTATCAGATCAGTGGTGTCATCGCTTTGGGCGCAACACTCAGTGCGGGTGAGGTGTACATGGTTGGTGCTGGTCCCGGAGGTATCGCGCCTGTTGCAGACGTAGGGACAGGAGACTTTGCAACGATCCTCGGTATTGCCGTATCAGCGGCAAACTTGAAGATCGGAATTATCCCAAGTGGGGTAGCGGCGGCATAATGACTCAAGCGAAAAAAAATAAACAATCAACATCGTTTGCGGAACTGGTTGCCGATTCTGAATTGACCACGGAAGTGATTCAGGTCGGCGGTCATCCGGTCACGGTTCGAGAAATGACTGGACGAGAACGATTCCAACTGTCCGAGAAGGCAGATGACCCTCGATGGGATGTGCTTTGTTGGTGTGCCTTCACAGGCATGATCGACGGGCGCCCCGATACGATTGAAGAAATGGATCAATTGAAAACTGAATTCATTGTTTTGATCGCGAACGCTGTTCTCCGATTGTCGGGTATGGAAGCCGATGCCGAAGAAGAAGCGGGGGAAGGATCAGCGAGCGTGACCGATATTGGTGGTTCATAGCGCGTGAACTCCATTGCACCCCTCGCGAAGCGAAACAGCGCATAACGAGTCGCGAGTACACCGAATACGTTTCTTATTTCCGCTTGTTCCCGTGGTCTTACGACACAGCGTTTCTCGCCTGTCTCATATCAAACATGATGCGCGGCAAGGATCAGAAGGCATATACTGTTTCTGATTTTATGCCAGCGGATCAGCCAGTGGTCGATCCATTAGCAAAAACGTGGCAGAATTTCCGAACACTCGCGAAGGACCCTCGCTATGGCAGTCGCATCGACAGTAACCGTCAACATAACGGCAGAGACAGCCAAGTTTGAAAATGGGCTGAAGAAAGCCAAAAACTCCGCGAAGGGATTCGGCAAGATCGCGGCGATTGGATTCAAGGCCGCTGGCGTTGCCGCTGCTGGATTGACCATCGCATTGGTCGGGTTGACCAAGAAATCACTCGAGACGGTAGATGCACAGCGAAAGACCGCCCGCACACTCGGCACGACTCAACGTGTATTAGCTGGCCTGTCCCTTGCTGCCGGTATCAGTGGCGTTGCGGTGGGTTCGTTTGAAAAGGCATTGAAGAAACAGCAAAAGGCAATCGTTGACGCGAACGATGGATTGCTGACCAGCAAGGCGGCATTTGATCGATTGGGTTTGTCGGCAAAGGATTTGATAAACCTGAACGTGGAAGATCAGTTCAAATCGATCACCACGGCACTCGGCAAAGTGGAAAACTCCACCCTGAAAGTCGGCATTGCCAGCGACATCTTCGGTGCGAAAAACAATGACCTGATAAACGTCCTCGAATTGGGTGAGGCTGGGCTGGATAGTTTCATCAACAAGGTAGATGAACTCGGCGTAGCAATGACCGACAAGCAGACGAAGGCGATAGAGGATTCAAACGACGCGATTTTGGTAATGAAAACCGCGTTCACCGGATTGGGTAATCAAATCGCCGCGCGAGTAGCACCGACAATCACGGCTGTCGCTGGTTTCATTACAAACCTCACAGCGCGGGTGACTGATGCAATTCCGCAATGGACCGCGTGGGCGGCTTCTATCTTTGGTGTGAATCGCGAACTGTCAACGCTTGGCGTGAAGGATTTGGATGCCGAGATAAAACAGATCACCGAGGATACTGGCGACTTGGTAGCTCGACGCGATGATCTTATTGACTTCGGGCGGAAATTCAATTCAGGAATTCCACCCGGTACGCAAATCTCAATCGACAAGCTGAATGAAAAGATCGCGGTATTGACTGAGCGATACCTTGCCGCAAGTGAAGCCAGAGAAAAGTTGATCAAGGCTGGTGAAATCCAAGTGCCCGATCCTGTGGGAGGCGGTGACGGTGATGCACCAACAGGTCAAGCCGATGCATTGAAGTTCCAACGGGATTTTGACGCGGCAACGAAATCGGTTGCGAACGCATCTGAATTGTTGCAAATGAAGTTGCAGACGATACGCGACAATTTGAAAGACAATCCGTTATGGACTGAGGAATTGGCTGGCAAACAAGCGGCAATCGCAGTCGCTGCGTACCTCGCACCGTTCGCTAAAATAAAAGAAGATCAAGACAAACTGATTCAAGGCCAGAAGGATGCAGCGGAAGCGGCAACGCGCGCGGTCGCAACCCCGGCAGAGGAACTGGCTTTCCGCATTGCCGAGATTCGCGAACAATTAGAAACGAATCCGTATTGGTCGCCTGAAACTGCTGCACGACAAGCGAAGGAAGCGGCAGACGCATATTTGGAAGGCATCAAGGAAATCGAGGTTGGTGCTGAGGATATATTCAAAAACCTAAATGCGTTCCAAGAGGAAGCGGCGCGAAATGCACAAGACATTTTCGCAGAGTATTTGTTCGATCCGTTCGAGACAGGTTTGGACGGGATGTTGAAATCGTTCATCGACATGTTGCGCAAGATGATCGCTCAACTGATCGCGTCGAAAGTGCTGACGTATTTCCTTTCCCTTTACGGTGGCGGGGTTGCTACATCGCCGGGTGCGGTTGGGGGTGGTGGTGCACTCGGCCCACCCGCTGCAATCGGTGGAACGCGACCGGGCGGGCAATCGTTACTCGTCGGTGAACGCGGTCCTGAGTTGTTCACTCCAGGTGCATCTGGAGCGATCCGCCCGTTGGGTTCAGCAAGTTTCGATGTGACAACTAACATCAATGGGGGTGATAATCTCAGCATCGCCACACTGATTCCGATACTTGAGGAAAACAACCGAAAGGTGAAAGGCGAAATGTTGGAAGCGTTTGACCGAGGGAGCTTCGCGTAATGTCCACGTTCGACCTGACTGCCGTACCGAATTTCGTATCCATGCAACTGCAAGGAAATACGGCGGTGTACACATCGCCTCTGGTTGCATCACAGCAAACGCTTGATCGCGGGGGATTGAAATGGCGAGCGACTTACACATACACGAATCTGCGAAACGACGTTCGCGCCGACATGATGGGACTGCTGGCAGCGTTGCGCTCGCAAGCGAACCGGATGCGCGTCCCGGTGTACGACAATCCGATTCGTGGTGCATACGGTGGAACACCGATAGTGGACGGAAGCGCGCAAGTCGGTTCGGCAATCAATCTGCGTGGTTTGTCGAACAACATCACTGACTGGATTAAGGCGGGCGATTACTTTTCTATCGACGTAAACGGTGTGCATGAACTGAAACTGTGTACCGCAGACGCATCATCGAATGGAACTGGTTTGATTACCGTACCCTGCGAACCGAGGATGCGGGCCAGCCCGATTGACGGTGCGGCAATATGGGTGGAGGACGGTGTGCTGCCGAAACCGCAAGGCGTTTTCCTGCTATCAAGTTCGGAGGCGGTGTGGAGTTCGCAACCGGGTATTGCAAAACGCTCGAATACATCGCTTGAAATGATCGAGGATGTTTTCGCAACACAATGAGTAAGCGAGCATTAGACGCTGCGAACGAAGCGGCCACCCTTTCCAAACAACTCAAGTTGGTGATGTTTGCGCGGCTTGATTTTGCATCCGGTGTGCAACGCTTCCATACCGAAATCGGTCCGAAAACTGCGGTCCATCCAATCTACGGAAGCGAACTGTATCTCGGCATCGGTGACTTCGGCGGAATCAGCGGCGACGTTAAGGAAGGAACGAGCAACGCGCCGGAACCGTTGCGGCTTACGCTGACCGGCTTGAAAGCGTCGCTGGTGAATCTGGCAATCGTGGATGATTACTTTCGTCGCGATGCGGAACTGATGATCGGTTTTGAAAACGAACTCGGAAACCTGATTGCTGATCCTGAAATCCTTTACAGCGGGTACATGGACAAGGTGGATATTGTTTTGCAGGAAGGCACCGCGCAAATGACAATGACCCTTGAACATCGAGGTACGAATTTGTTGCGCGCATCCGATCACCGTTTCACTGATGAAGATAAACAGGCGGAAACCCCCGGCGATCTTGCTGGCGAATACATTTGGGAAATGACCGACATCAAATTGCGGTGGGGATCGAGTTACGTTTGGCCGACAGGCGGTAGCAGTGGCCGCGGAGGCGGTGGCGGGCAGCCGCCGACGAGACAATATTGAACGTCAACGCACTTCAGGAATTCTTTTGGCACGAATCGCAGCGTCCGCAGAAATTCGGCGTGGTGGATTGCGTCCAATTCGTGACCGAGGCTGTATGGGTGGGCTGGTGCCGGGACTTCAGGGACGTATTGGGCTACTACGATAGGGCCAGCGCCGTGCGGCGGCTCAGAGAATTAGGCGGACTGAAAGCCGCTTGCGATTTCGCGATGGGTGATCGCTTCCCGGTCGAGGAATTGGAACCCGGCGACGTTGTGTGGTTTGACGATCCGAAAACACTCGGACTGCTGATGCCGGGATACGTTGCTGTGAAACTCGGAAAGCGAATTGATCGCTACCGAATCGAACCGGGCATGATCGGATGGAAAACCAATGGGCGCTGAAACTTGGTACGCCATTGGCACATTCATCAAAGCGATTTTCATTGGAACTGAAGTCGGCGGAGCATATGCGTTCGCAGTAAACGTTGCTCGACTGGCGCTGCTATCCATTGCCGCAAAACAGTTCATACCGAAACCCGATTTGTCCCGCGCGGCTCGCGACAAACTTCTGACCGTGCGCGATACGATTGCACCGCAAACATTTATCTACGGCGAAGATATGGTCAGCGGCCCGATCATGTGGACGCAACTATCTTCGTCAATCAACTTCGGTGATTACGACGAACTGCATGTAACGGTCGCACTGGCCGGCCACGAATGCGATTCGATTGTGAAGTACCGACTGGATGAGATTGACGTTCCGCTTTCGGATATTCAGTTCGGCATTGAGGCTGGTCCCGTTATGACCGGCACGTTTGCGGATGTTGCGATAGTGAATCGCCTACTCGGAACGCAAACGCAAACCTGTATGTCGTTGCTGTACACTGATTTCCCTTCACAGTGGGGAGTCACGACGCATACGTTCCGTGGTTGGACGGTGATGTCGTGGAAGTTCACGCTGGTCAAAGAC